CGTGGTCTTTACAAAATTGTACGACTTTATCTAAGAGTCCGACATATATCTGATTGTTCTGAATATTAAATAACCTTATTTTTCCGTCCCAATACTTATTTCTATAAGTTGGCATAAACTTTGCACCAGGCACTTCAAAGGTGAAATAGTCTGCTAACTCATAATAAACATGCATATCAGACTCTATCTGAAGATGCACTTCATTCTTTTTTGATATTATCAAATGCGACATAACATCGATCAATATCAATTATTTAGTTGTGTTTTTAAAACCTACTTTTTATTTTTTTTCTTTGGTTCAGGAATACTTCCCTTTTTAATATTTACTGTTGTAGGTTTATCACCATACTTTGGTTCAATACCTAATTTTTCTTTATTCAGTAAATCCTTCATTTTTCTCTTTTCAATTGTTCGAGGAAAACTGGATTTAATCATTTCATTAGGACGAGGACCTATTGGTGTGGTTCCTAAAGGAGGTTTAGATAATTGTCGATTTGCATCTCCCATATCTTTAATCGCATCCATCGCCTTTTTTGCACCCTTATCACCATCCAAATACTTATGTTTCATATCAGCATACGCTTGTCGATTAAATCTCTTCCCGACATTTCTCAAATCTTTATGACGACCTTTAGTTGTATCATAATACAGTTCATCACCATACTTATTTCTAAAAGTGTTATATTTACCTGTTTGACCTGGTGCCAAGGCTTGATAACTTCTTAATTGATTTTCTGCACTTCTTCGCATTGAAGTGAAAGGATTTGAAGTAAGATTTCTCATTCCTATATTGTGAGGTCCACCTACAAGTTCTGCTTTTGGAACTTTGGGAATATTTTTATCAATCTTATACTTTCCAAATGTTTTTATATAATTATATCCTTTCGTAGGAATCTTAAGTTTCTTTAGAGTCTTAAGTCCAATTTTACCTGCTGCCATAGCAGCTTCAAATTTATTCAGTTCTGTGATAAATTCTTTATAAGTTCTCATTATCCTTTTGGAAATACACCTTTTGGTGAGTTCACTGCCGATTGACCTTTACCAACATATGGGTTACTAAAATATTTAAATTTACTTAAACCACCAGGACCTTCTGACCTTGATTTTATTTTATTGTTATTATCTTTAAAAAATTTTATAACCTCATCTTCTTGATAGTAATTGTCTAATTCTTTAGAACCAGTTTTATCTAATATATTGTTTGGATATTTGTTTCCACTTTTTAATTTATGGATTGGTGGATTATGTCCGTAGTCAAACGGACCTACTGTTTGTTTTCCAGTGTCTTGATTTATGAATGGATTCTTTGATTGATCCTCCATAAATTGTTGAAAAGTTTTCATCCGACTATTGTATCAAACCAATCCTGACTCATACCAGAAATAATTTTATCTGCAGAATCATCATCAACTGCATACTTCTCATCAATCAGATGCTGTTTTACTTTCTCGTAATTCTCGTGAATCTTTTTTGTTTCTCTTGGAGTTGGTTTCATTGTATTAGTAATTCTACTAATCTATTTATTAATTATAACCTGCTTGAAACTTATTCCATTCAATTGCATTTTTGATTTGATATGTTCGATTAGATACTGCTCTTATAACTTCTTCTAAAAACTTTAGCATTATATCATAGTATTTTATTTTCATATCAACCTTATTCATCTTATCATCAGCTTCAAGATGTCTTTGTATTGCATCTTTTTCACGAACCTTATATGGAAAGGGTTCTTCTGCATATACCTCTGCAGTTGCCTTTCCAGTATAATAGTTATATCTTTCTAATCTAACTTTAGCATATTGCTCTCTTGCTCTTTCACGCAACAAAGTAATCGTATTGTAGATTGTATAATACTTTGAGTGGAGTTGAGGTATTTTTAGTGATTCATCATGTAAATTATCAGGATCGATCTTGGAGTCTTTCTCCCACATCTCCTGAATTTGTTCAAGATTCATGTAGTACTACTTACTAAATCGTATATTGTATATTTGAATGTTGCCTCTGCTGTAAAGAACTGAACATCAGTATTTGTTGCATCAAAGTCAAGTGATGATAAAGATATTGGAAATAAATCTTTAAATTTAACCTTTGCAACTTCACGATAATTACTGTTTAATATTCTTAGAGTTCCATCACAGAATGCTTCTTTTGGATCTCTTTGACCATCAGAGTCTTTAATCAAATCAGCAAATTCTTTGGTAGTTTCTGGAAATCCTAGACCTGTCAACCAATTATAAACTGAGAGATAATTCTCCATATTTTCATCAACAAGAAAACGAAGAGTAAAATCACCGAAGGTTAGTCTTTCACCTGGTACAGCAATATTTTTTAAATATGATGCTTGTTGTGCTAGTTCAAGGCTTAACTCTGGTATTCTAGCAGAATTTGAGAAAAAGTCAACCTTTGGGAACTTAGTCAAATTAAATTTGAATCCAACCCCTGATAGAAAATTTCTATTTGCTATTTGTTTTCCGAATGCCGAACTAGTCATTATCTTTTTGATTATTTATTGTCTTTCAGTAAAAACAATTCCTTCTAAATGATCAAACTCATGTAGAAAAACTCTTGCTGCCATTCCACTGAGTTTTATTTTATGGTCTTTTTTATCTTCATCTTCGTATTTTACAACGATTCTATCTGGTCTCTTAACATTTATAATCTCATCTGGAAATGATAAACATCCCTCTTCACACCAAACATCATCATCATATCTTTTGATGATACGAGGATTAAAACAAGTAATTGTTTCCTCTGTTTCCATATTCAACATCATAATAAAAACTCTTTCACATATACCAATCTGATTCGCAGACAAACCAACCCCCTCATAATGCATCATATTTTCTTTCAAAATACGAGACATTTCAGAACGGTCTAAATTTTTACTACACGGTTTAACTCTTTCGTGTAATATTGGATGTGTGTTAGGTATTAATTTTAGGATCATCTTTTCTAGGATTATTTAGAAACCAAGAAGGACCTTCCATACAGAAATCTATATAAACCGTTTTTGCATAATGAGTTCCACGATAACACAGAAAGGCAAAGACCTCATCTCTGTCGTGCTTCTCTTCGTTCCATTCTGGCATTATTCCTCTGCCTAATAAGTGTAACATTTGTCTTTACCTCCCGTAACAATTATTTATTGTTTTGGAATGCAGACAAATTAATAGGTATACCCAGCTACAAATAGTTGCTCATCAGAGGATGGTTGAGAACCTGGCACGTATAATCCTCTTGATGCTTCTGAATTTGCCTGTGCTCTTGCAATCAGAGCTGCTTGTCCATCTTTGACATTAGAACCTAACCAACCTTTTAAACAAGAATGTTGTAATGCTCTTCCATATGAGAATGAAACATTCCAAGGTGTTCCACCAATTAGATTCATTTCGTTTAGATAAACTGATGCTGCCTCTTCACTTAGACCACCAGATAAGAAGTTGATACCTGGTACTTGAGGTGGCACACAACTAAGTAATGTTTGAATTGTTTTTTGTGCAACTACTTTATAATCTACTTGGTCAGGACAGTCAGCACCACATACAGTCATTGAAGGTTTTAATAGTGTTCCTTCTAATAATACTCCATTTTGCTCACAAGCTTTATAAACTTCTTGTATTACCTTTCTCTGTATTCTTTGTGTTTTATCAATATGATGATCTCCATCCATTAATATTTCTGGTTCAACAATTGGAACTAATCCAGATTCTTGAACTGAGCGAGCGTATCGAGCGAGTCCCCAAGCATTTTCTTGTATTGCTAAATCAGAAGGTCCGTCTTCTGCAATTTGTAAAACTGCTCTCCACTTAGCAAATCTCGCTCCCCTCTCGTAGTAATCAGATGCTCTTTCAACTAATCCATCTAAACCAGAACAATATGTTTCATGTGGTAATCCACCTGGTAATGGTTTCAAACCTTTATCGACTTTAATGCCTGGTATAATTCCCTGATTTTCAAGTTTATCAACCATTGATTCACCATCAGCATGATTTTGATATAATGTTTCTTCAAATAATATTGCTCCACTAATATACTTTCCTAAATTTGGTGTGGTGAATAACATACCACGATATGCTTGTCTATTTTCTTCTGTATTCTCTACGTTTATACCTGCTAATCTTTTACCAACTGTTCCTGTAGATTCGTCAACAGCAAGTATTCCTTTACCTTTACTTGCGAGTTTTTTCGCATTTTCTTTCAGTGTTTCCCTATAATATGCTAATGTCATTTGTAAAATTTAATATTTTCTTCATTATTTATAAATTAGCATAAAAAAAAGAGGATGTCAATGACACCCCCTTGAGAAAATTAGTAATTATTAAATTACATAAGGTTAGTAACTTTAACTCTTCTGTAGTAACGGTTTGTGTTACGTGTGAGTGTTCCAAGTCCCTGAGTTGTACCTTGTGAGAATGGGTTCTCAACCATACCATAACGAGTCTTAAACCCGATTTTTGGTTGGAAGGTGTCCTGACCAACGGCTCTAACCATTTGTAGAGGAACGTATGGGCAGTAGAATAATCCAGCGTCATAAGGAGATGAACCCTTGTAACCGATAACATAGTACTGAGTATCAGATACGTTAGCAGCAAATGGGTCAATGTACACTCTGTACTTACCTTGTAACACACCAGCAAATGTATTGCCTGTGTCGTCTACGTTAAGGTTAGCGTTAAGAGCAGGAGTGTAATCTAATACACCAGCCATTGTTAATGCAGAAGCAACATCAGCAGAACAAAGGATCATGTTACCCTTTCCTCTACGAGTTTCCTGTGCGATTGCGTTGGCATCTCTTTCCATCTGGAATATAAGACCCTTGAACTTCTCAACTGACCATCTTCCGTTGGAGTCTGTGTCTAAGTCGAATGTTCCACCAGAAGCAACGTTTGCTTGAGCACCAGGCTTCGCTACGTTGTAGATTGTTCTGATGACTTCTCTGTTGATTTCAGCAAGAATCTCAGTTGATAGAATGTTTGCTAACTCAGCCTCAGCGTTCAATCCGTGGATTGCCTTAAGGTCTTGTGCTAGTTCTAAACTGTACTCTGCTTTTAGAGCTCTTGACTTCGCTGTAACGGTCACTTTCTCGATTGAGAATGCCATTTCGTTGAAGTTATCACCAGTTGTACCTAGATCTTCAGCATCTCCTGTTGCCATACCCTGACCGACGTTATAGTCAGTAGCGTTTGTTTGAGCAGCAGAACCTGAAAGTAATCCTGGATTTGAACCTGACTGTGCAGTTGTACCTAAACCAACGTTAGATGCACCTGTAGCAGTAAAGCCAGATGTAACATCAAATCCTTCATTCTGACCAGAGAATGCTGAATCTGCTTCGTTGAATAGTGCTTCTGTACCAGACTGGTTGTTGAATCTGGATCTCATTGCGAAGATAAGTCCAGTTGGACCATTCATTGGTTGTACACCAGCTAAATCGTATGCCACCAAGTTAGGCATTGAACGACGAATTAGACTGATTAATACTGGGTCGAAACCAGCAACAGGACCTGCGGCAGTTGCACCAGCGGTGAATCCACCAGTACCAGCAGAGTTTGTTGGCTGTTCTGAAAGGAATGATGCTTCCTCTCTTAATTCTTTTTCTTGGTTTTCTAACAGGATAGCGGTTGTAGCTCTTCTATGAGCGTCTTTGATTGGATCAACTCCATCATAGTCGAGGACGGGTGCCCACTTTTCCTGCAAATGTTCTGTGTTATACATTTGCATTTGAAATTTACCTCTTACGGTTTATTGTTTGAATAAAATTAAATTCACTTTTTCGCAGCTCTGGATAGAACATCCAAATAGGCTTGCATTCTAGGAGCAACCTCTTCTGAGATTACTTCATCCGTTGAAACCTCTTCTGATAAGTTCTCAGAGGTGCTCTTTGGAGCACTAGTTTTACTTGGGAAATAAGATTCCTTCAGTGTTTCTAGTTTCTCACGATAGTCTGTCTCACTTTCAAACTCAACATTTTCGGCAAGAGAAGCGAGTTTTTCCTTCTGAGTGTCTGCAAGACCTTCAGATACAGCAGCGAAAACGCCATCTGCATTGGATTCTGCCAATCTACGATTTAGAGCAACATTACGATCTATTTGCTCATTGAGTTTTGATTCCATTTCATCAAGTTTATCTACCATGCTATTAAGTACATCGTATTTTTCTTCAGGGATAGTTACATAATGTTCTTCAAATAGTGACTTCATACCTTCTAAGAAGGATTCTGTCATTTCTGTTTTGAGTCCTGCTTCAACTTGTAATGCGTTTTCCTGCATCCACTCGTCAGCAACATACTCTAGGTAAGCATCAACTCTCTCGGTTAATCCTTCCTTAATTTTGTCGAGTTCTTCGACTAGTGCAGTAGCGTATGCCTCCTGCAAATCTTCTTTGATAGTTGCAACCTTAGATCTGATTGCTCCCTCAAAAATTGTTCTTGCTTTGTTCTGGAAATCTTCTGAAAGTTCCTCACCTTCAAGAAGTGCTTGAACATCTGCCTCGATGTCAATCTGCTCTTCCTCTTCAGTGACAACTTCTTCTTCTTCAGAAGTTTCTTCTGCTTCGGCAACAACTTCCTCAGATTCCTCTTCAGTTGCTGTTTCCTCTTCAGCGACTACCTCATCAGTAGTTGCTTCTTCTTCCTCGATAACTTCATCCTCTGTTTCTGCCTCTTCTGCTTTCATAGCTTTGGCATTAACAATATCTTTCACTTGTGCAAGTGTAGATGCTGGATCTTTCAGCTTTGCTGAATCGTCATCAGGTTTAT